GCTTTCATGGCCACCAGGTCCCGCTCCAGTTGGTCCACCTTGGCGATCACCTCCCCATTGATGGCGCGGCCGATGGCCTTGGCGACGGCGGACCACGGATTGACCTTGATGGGCGCCACCTGGATCAGCGTCATGGCCGCCAGCAGCACCCCGCCGCCGCCCAGCAGGATTTCCTCCAGGCTCATGGTCCCACCCCCTCACCGATGGCCCTGGCGTATTTCTGCCGGACCTCCGCGATCTCCTCCGCGTGAACCACCGCCCCATACTGGGCCAGTTCCATGGCCTGGGCCTGTATGATCACGTTCATGCGGTCAATGACGGCGCACAGGTCTGCGATCATTTTTGTGCTGTCCATGGCCGTCACCTCCTCGCGCCGATCAGATCCGCGATGTGCTGCAGGTCCTCCACCGGGGCCTCATAAAATGCGTGTCCCCACAGGAAAAAGTCCTCATGATCGGGGTGCCGGTATTTTTGGCTGGTTTCGTCCTCCCACACCAGATCCCAGCGGTCTTGATAGCCTTTGTCCCGTTTTTCCAGGGTTGACGTGATGGCCATTGTCAGGGCGCCCCGCTCCAGCCCCTTCCCGTCGTCGTTTCGGGCCAGGTATTGGTGGGCGTTTCGGCTGGTGACGGCGCACACGGCCGCGCCCTTGTGGATGATCATACCGTCCACAGCCTCCACCTCGGTGCCATAAGGGAGATTGACGCGGCCCCTGATCCCCTCCAGCCTCATGCGTTTTTTTACGATGTACGGGATCTTTTCCACGGCTTACACCTCCGCCGCGTCGTCTGCGGCCTCCGTCCATCCATACACACCCGGCTCCCACACGTTGGCCGCCACGTCGCTGATCCAGTGTTTCCCGTTGTGGCTTACCTTGGCCCCCTGGGCGTAGGCGTCATGTGCCCCCAGGGGCTGGGACCACTCCGGCCACTCCTCCGCCGGGTCCGAAATGCTCACCCACAGGCTCACCGCCGTGTCCGGCGTCCAGTCGGCTTGACTGGTATGGGCCTGGAGGCATTTATACAGTTTCCCATCCGTGTAGCGCCGGATCTGTCCCGCCGTGTAGTTGACGGGATAGGCCCACGGGGAGAATAGGTCCGCGTGTTCCGCCGCCGTCACGTCGTCGATGTTCCCGGCCTCCGCCATGGTGGTGAACACGATCCCGTTGGTCGTGGCCGTCCGCTCGATCTCCTCCCCGGCGTCTGTCTCCTCCAGGATCACGCTCTCCGCGCCCTCCAGGGCCTCCCGGCCCAGGAGGTGGTACACGGTCCCGCCGTAGGCGATCCCCGTGGCCTGGCCCTCCTGGCACAGCACAAAGCACCCGTTTTCCGCCTGCCGCACGTAGATGGGCGCCTCGGTCATGCCCAGGCTGGTCCCTTCTTTGATGATCTTGAACATGGTTCTGCACCTCCATAAATTGCATAAAATAGCCGGTTCAGCCGAAGGACCCGGCCGTGGTCGTTGTAGTTCTCGAAATAGGCGATCTGGCTGGTCAGCCACTCCCGGACCTGCTGGACGGTCATTTCTCCGGCGTCCACC